TATGCTTGTTTGACAGTTCTCGAACCTGCTATACAACATAGTAAGGAATGTAACGGCTGTAAATTACAGTCATTACACCCTCCTATGTGTATAATAGCGTTACGGGAAAGAGGCTTTAAAGTAAGGTTACCGACTATGACACTAAGCCCGATCGTAATTTTAGGAAAAATTTTACGATCAGTAGCTGATGGTTATCTTAGATCAGATCCTAGAATTCGTAATTCTCTTGAAGGAAATTTTCTTCATGAATTAAACTTTAAATCCTCTAAGTTCTGGAGATCACAAGATCTCACTGTTGCGACAGATTACCACCATGTTGAAATGACTCGAAGTTTTTATAAATTAATAAATCCTGGAGTCACTTGGTGGGAAGATGCTGTCTCAGTTGTATGTAATTACTATACAATATTTCCAGAGGGGTCTTTAGCAGACTATAGAATGTTAAAGACTAAGCTTCAGCCTTGGGCTATCGAAGACCTGCCAATATTCCATGCAAAGGGATATTTTCAGGATTTAATTCGAAAAAGCCCGTTGAAGCCTTCTCTGGAAGCTGTTTGTGAATTACATTGGAATAATACTCACTCTCGTCTTGGACGAGTAACCTGTCAGGGTCAGCCAATGGGTGTTCCCACCTCTTGGCCTTTGCTCCCTTTAGTATCGATTTTTTGTTTCGAAAAATCGTCACCAAAGAAACTTATTACTATTGATCGGAAGGTATATCCGACGTTAGATAGTTTTGACAGAGTGAATTTATCCCTAGTGTTTGATAATAAACAACGAGCAATTATATTGAAGAGAAATGTCCCTTCAAATTGGCTCGAAATTCAAACCACTGGCGATGATGCAATCATGAATATAGGAAAGAAACAATCGGAATTACATACTCTTAAACTTGAAAGTTTAGGAAGTATTGTATCTCCGACGAAAGATTTCTTATCGAAGCGTTACGCCATTTATACCGAAATATTCTACGAAGACGGCAAGTGCATGAAAATATGGCCCGTAGGGCCATTACTTGCACCTGAGTCTACTAGACAATGTACATGGTATAGTCAGC